CCCAGCTTTGGCCATGGTGGCCCAGCTTGGGTTATGTGCGCGGAATCATTGGCTGGCCATGGTGGCCCAGCTTTTTGTGAGCCTGTTTTGACGTGGCGCGGGTGGGTGTGGCAAGCTGCGCGTGTGGAGACGGAATCGATAGCGGTGGGCGAGCTACTCAACGACCCGGCCAACGTGCGGCAACACGGGGCGCGCAACCTGGAGACGATCAAAGCGAGCCTGGCGCGATTCGGGCAGCAGAAACCGATCGTCGTCGACGCGAGTGGGGTTGTGGTGGCTGGAAACGGCACGCTAGCGGCCGCGCGAGAGCTTGGGTGGCAATCGGTGCATGTGGTGCGCTCGGGGCTTACGGGGTCGGACAGGACGGCCTACGCTATCGCCGACAACCGGACCGCTGAGCTGGCCGAGTGGGATGACGCAGCGCTAGCCGAGCAGCTATCGGCGCTCGCCATCGACGATGCCGAGCTGCTAGCGGCGGCCGGCTATGACCCCGGCGAGCTGGAGGCGCTTGCCGATGCGGTGGTGGGTGGCGGCGACGTGGTCGAGGATGATGCGCCGGAGCCACCCGCCGACCCGGTGACGAAGCCGGGCGACCTTTGGCAGCTTGGCGACCATCGCGTGCTATGCGGCGATTGTCGCATTTCGTCCGATGTCTCCGCCCTGCTTGGCAGCACCAAGATCAACGTCGCGTTTACGTCTCCACCGTACGCAAGCCAACGCAAGTATGATGAAAGCAGTGGGTTTCAGCCAATCATGCCAGACGATTATGTGGAGTGGTTTGAGGCCGTGCAGGCAGGCGTGCGCGACTACTTGGCTAATGACGGGTCGTGGTTCGTCAACATCAAGGCTCATTGCGAAGGTGGGCAACGCAGTCTCTATGTAATGGATCTTGTCCTGGCACACGTTCGCCAATGGAAGTGGCGTTTCGTGGATGACTTATGCTGGACCAAACCCGGCTACCCAGGAGAAAACCTGGGACGATTCAAGAATCAATGGGAGCCCATTTTCCATTTTACCCGATCAAAAGGTCATAAGCATCGGCCGGACGCAGTAAGTCACGTTTCGGATTCAGCAATGGTTTATGAGCCACACAGGCGGCAATCAATGTCGTGTGTCGGTTGGAAACAGGGCCAAGAATCAAAGATAACAACGGGACTAGCGCGACCCGGAAACGTGCTAAAAATGGGTCCTGGAAAGACCGATCGGGACATGGCGCATAGCGCTGCATTCCCGGTTGGCCTCCCAACGTTCTTCATTTGCGCATACAGCGACCCCGGCGATTCAATCTACGATCCCTTCCTCGGCTCAGGCACCACCCTAATCGCCGCCGAGCAGCTCGGGCGCCGGTGCTACGGCATCGAGATCTCTCCGGCCTACTGCGATGTCATTGTCGAGCGGTGGGAGAATTTGACGGGCGGCAAAGCGAAGCGGGTGGCCGATGGCTAATCCGGACAGCAACACCAAAAAAAACACCAAGCGCCGAAACCCGAACTTAGCAGCGCCGTGGAAGCCCGGCCAAAGCGGCAACCCAGGCGGCCGACCCAAGGGCGCCAGCCTGACCAATAGACTACGCAAAGCGCTCGACGCCAACGACGGGCAGCTGGCCGAGGTGGTCGTGAAGGTGCTGTTGCGAGAGGCGGCCAAGGGAAAATATCAACACCTGCGCGAGGTGCTCGACCGCGTCGAGGGCAAGGTCGTTCAAAGGGTAGAACTCAATGCAACGGTACAGCAAGCACAAGACCAGTTTCTCGCCGCAGCAGAGCGGGCACTTGAGCCCGAGCAACTTCGGCGACTTGTATCCGAGCTGGGGCGAGTACGCGCGGCGATGGCTATCGAAGCGGGCAGCGACTAGCGCCGGCCTGCTCGACTTCGTGCCGCAGCTGTCGCCCGAGCTGGTGGCGCCGTTGTGGCTGTGGCAGCTCGCGTGGGCGATGGATACGGCCGACCATAGGCCGTGCAAGGTTTGGTTCACGGTCCCGCCTCGCCACGGCAAGAGCGAGCTAATCCTTCACGACATAGCGCGAACCCTGCTCCGCGACCCGACGGCCAGCGTGCTCTATATGACCCACACCGCGACCTTTGCCGCCAAGCAAAGCAAGCGGGCGCGGCGGCTGGCGAAGGCCGCCGGCGTCGAGCTGATGAAGGACAGCAACCGCGCCGACGAGTGGGCGACGGCTGCCGGCGGCGGGCTCGTGGCTCGTGGCATCGGTGGCGAGGTCACCGGGCGCGGGTTCAGTCGCGCCTACATCGACGACCCGATCAAGAACCGCGCCGAGGCCGAAAGCCCGACGTATCGGGACAAGGTGTGGGATAGCATCACCGACGACATTCTCACCCGCCTGACGCCGGCGGGCTCGGTGTTCTTGGTGCACACCCGGTGGCACCCTGACGACGCCATCGGGCGCGCTGTCAAAGAGGGTTGGCCCGGCATCACCCGGCGGGCTATCGCCGAGCCCGGCGACGACGACGGCCGCGACGCTGGCGAGGCGCTGGCGCCGGCGCTTGGTTGGACCGCCGAGGTCATCCGCGACCGGATGCGGGCCGTCGGCGAGTACGGCGCCGCGTCGTTGTTTCAGGGCCGCCCGCGAAAGCGTGGCGGCGCCGTCTTCGGCCCGGCCACGTTCTACAACGAGATCCCCGGCCGGCTTCAGTACGGCCACGGCGTCGACCTCGCATACACCGCCAAAACGGTCGCCGATCGCTCGGTGTGCGTGACGCTCGGCAAGCAAGGCGATCTGTTTTATGTGCTCGACGTTATCAGCAAGCAAGTCGAGGCGCCCGAGTTCACGCTCTCGCTGGTGAGCGCCTACCAAAAGCGGCCCGGCCGGATGTTGTTTCTCGGCTCGGGCACCGAGAAAGGCCCGGCCCAGTTCATCAAGCGCCGGCTGCCGAAGCTCGAATTCGCCGCCGCTCGGGCCGATAAGTTTGTGCGCTCGCAGGAGGTCGCCGCCGCTTGGAATGACGGTCGGGTGCTGCTGCCCGACCCGGTAGAATTCCCGTGCGACTGGCTGCCATCGTTCCTCGAAGTGGTCGAGGGTTTCACCGGCGTCAATGACGCCCGCGACGACGAAGTCGATGGCCTGGTGAATGCTTTTCGAGTACTATCACGAGTGCGAAAGGTTGGACGCCGGAACGGGCCACGACTAAAGCGGCGGATGTAAACATGTTTTTTAAGGCTCACCTAGGATCTACAGCCCGTTGCACGTCGCGGGCTTGCCAAAAGGCCATGAGGCGCTCGGCGCTTTGCTACATCGACCCGCGCGGGACGGTGCTTTGTGTCGACTGCTACAACGACCGGCAAGCCGACGAGCTGCCGGCGCTGTGTGTCATGTGTGCCGAGGCGCCGGCGCGGCCGGATAAAATCACCTGCTCGCGCAAATGCGCCCGGCGGCGCAACATGGAAGCCCAGCGGGTGGCATCGGCGGAGCTAGCAAGTGCAACTTGAGGACCACCACCGGCGGGTTTATATCCCGTGGACGCCCGGCATTAAGTCTAGCTGGAGCGTGTCGCAGGTGCGCTCGGCGTTGCGCTCGCTTGAAGATGGCGACTTCTCCGACGCTGCCCAGCTCGTCGACGCCATGGGCCGCGACGACCGGTTGACGGCCGTGATTCAGACGCGCATCAACGCGCTACTGCGGGCTGACTTTAAGCTGATGCCGGCCGATGTCGATGGCTTCGGCGACTTGGCCGCCGATGCTGCCGCTATGGCGGAGTCGTGGTGGTGGCGGCTTGTGCCGGAGGCCCAGCTTGCCCAGCTGCTCAGGTGGTGGCTGATGTGCGGCGTGGCTATCGGGGAGATTGTGTGGGAGCTAACCGCCAACGAGTGGCGGCCGTGCCTAAAAGTTTGGGACATGCAATGGGCATGGGCCGACCGTGAAGAGCGCTGCTATTACCTGACCACACGAGAGGGCCAGATCAAGGTGCCCTATGGTGGCGGCGATGGTAAGTGGGTCGTGCTCGGCCGAGGCGAGTCGCCGTGGATGAATGGCCTGGCTAGATGCCTGGCTATCCCGTGGCTGGTGCGCCAGTTCGCAATGCGGGACTGGGCGCGCTATAGCGAGCGCCACGGAATGCCCATCGTGCTCGCCGACGTGCCAGCCGTGAGCGACGCCGAGGACAAGGACGCATTTCAAAGCGACTTGGCCGTGCTATCGACCGACACGACGATCCAGCTACCCACGAACGTCGACGAGGACGGAGCCCGGTTTGACCTCCGGCTGCTCGAAGCAACCGACCAGAACAGCGACGGATTCAAGGACCTCATCCGGCACGTCGACGATTGCTTCGCCATCGCGCTAACCGGTAACAACCTCACCACTCAGATCGACGCCGGCAGCCTGGCCGCGGCTCAAGTCGGCGGCGAGGTCAAACGAGAGCGCACCCTAGGCGATGCTCAGATGCTATCAAGCGAGCTGCACTGCCAGCTGCTAGAGTTTTGGGCCGGCTATAACCTCGGCAACATCGACTTGGCACCGTGGCCGCATTGGGACGTGGCGCCACCGGTGGACCTTAAGCTCGAAGCCGAGACGCTCGTGGCCCTCGGCACAGCCGTCGCGGCGCTGTCGGCGGTGGGCCTGGAGGTCGACGACGTCGAGCGCTTTGGCGTCCACGCCTCCGACGACATCGAGCCGCCGCAGCAAACCGAGCTGGCCGACGCGCCGACGGCGACGATGGCCGAGGCGATGGCCGAGACCTTCGAAGGCGTGCTCGGCTTGGCGCCGCACGTGTCGCTTGCCGACGTCGAGGGCCAAGACCAGGTCGACGAGCTGACCGAGGACAGCATCGAGCGAGCCCGCGGCAACGTGGGGTTGCGCGAGGTGCTCGCGGTCGTCGAGTCCTCCGAGAGTTTCGACGAGGTGCGCGAGCGGCTCTATACCACCTATGCCGAGCTGGACGCTAGCAAGCTGAATGAGATCACAACCCAGGCTCTCGTGCTCGGCGACCTCATCGGCCGGTGGGCTGTGCTCGACGGGCTAGATGATGGCTAAGCCACCGACGCGCGGCACGCTTGCCGAGATCCTAGACTGGTTTGTTGACCTTGCGATCATCACGCGAGACGAGGCCGACGAGCTAACCGCGGCGGGCAAGGCCCAAGCGTTTTGGATTTCCAACGTCGCCCAGATGGACGTCGTGCAGGATGTCTTCGACGAGATCGAGCGCAACATCAAAAACGGCTTGAGCTTTCGCGACTTCAAGAAAGCCATCGGGCCGAAGCTCTACGCCGCGTGGGGCAAGCGTGACGCCTGGCGCCTTCAGACGATCTATCGCGTCAACACGGCGCGGGCATACAACGCCGGCCGCTTCAACAAGCTCAGCGACCCAGGCATCAAGAGGCTCAACCCGTTTCGGATGTGGATCTCGAAGCTGACGCTTGACACAACGCCGCAATGCTTGGCACGCAAAGACAAGATCTTACCCGCGGACGATCCATGGTGGGATGACAACTGGCCACCGATTCACTACAACTGCCGATCGACGGTGGTGGCCCTCAACCGGCTAGCGGCCGAGCGGATGGGCGTAGCAACGGCGGCCGAGGTCGCCAAGTTTCCCAAGGGCCAAAAGGGATTCGGAGCCAGCCCGGCAAAGGCCGAGTTTGCAGACTATAGACCCAAGCCGGACGGCAAAGATCCGCGCCTCTTCTCAACCATGACCCAGAAAGTCGAAGCCGATGCCTCAAGCTAAATTGATTCAACTCGATATGAACGAGGGCGACGACCCGCCGCGCGAGTTCCTAATCTTCCCGCGCGGCGTCATGATGACGAGCAAAGGCGCCTACCTGCTCGACGACAGCGCCGTTGAACTAATCCTTGCCGCCTATCAACAGCACGGCATGAACCGGCTGCCCATCGACTACGACCACGGCATGCTCGCCAACAAGCCCAGCGCCGAAAGCTCGCAGGCTGCCGGGTGGTTCGTGCCGGCTATGCGTGACGATGGCCTATATGCGACGGATGTTCAGTGGACCCCGAAGGCAATGGCCATGCTCAAGTCGCGCGAGTTTCGCCACTATTCGCCGGCGTTTGACGTCGAGGCCGGCGACGACGTGGATGCTATGTATCAGGGCGAAATGGTGCGCGCCCGCCGCATTTCGCGCCTCGTCAACGTCGCCTTGACCAACCTCCCAGCCACCCGTGAACAAATTCCACTAGTGGCAAACCAGCTTTCGCGTGATAATACAACGCAACAACCGGCCAACGAGGCCAACGAAAAAGGAACCAAGATGGATCTATTGAACATGTTTGGCCTCGATGACGAGGCCAAGCTGCAAGAGCAGGCCGCCGATTTGATGGCCGCCGTCCCCGCCGCGAGGACGCTTAGCGACGTCCGCGAGGCTTTCGTCTTCGCTAAGACCCAAGCCGGCAAGGCCGTCGAGCTAGCTGCCCGCGTGGCAGAGCTTGAAGCCGAAAAGCGCGCCGCGCGCGACTCTATTATCCGAAAGCTCAGCGAAGAGGGCAAAGCACCGCCGGCCATCCACGGCTTTTTGCAGACGCTAAGCCTGGAGCAGGTTGAAGCATTCGGCAAGGCCGCCGCGCCCGTCGTGAACAAAGAGCAAGCAACCCCCGCCGCGCGACCTGTTGCGCTTAGCGACGAAGACGAGAAGCTCATCCAACTAACCGGCATCAACCGCGAGGCATTTATGGCCGAGCGCAAACGTGAGCAGGAGGCCCGAAACTAATGGCTGCAATTACTGAAGAACGCGACACACTCGAAAAGGCCAGCTCGTTGGCCATGCGCCACACCCTCGCAGTAGCGACCGGTGTGGTGATCTATCAGGGCGCCCTCGTCGGCCTCGATGCCGCTGGAGACTTGATCCCCTGTCTAGGTCTTGCAGCATTCACGCCCGTAGGCCGTGCAAGCGAGACCGTCGACAACACCGCCGGCGGCAACGATTGTGATTGCCGATCTGGCATCTTTGGGTGGGACAACGACCTCGTCGCGCCAGTCACGCAGGCTGACGTCGGGTCGGTTGTTTATGCCGAGGACGACCAAACCATTTCAACCGACGCGGCCAAGTCGCCGGCCGGCGTGCTTTACGAGTTCGACGCCGTGCATGGCATCGCATACGTGGCCTCAACCTTCCCCGCCAGCCAGTAGGAAATAGACAATGTTAATTACTCCCGCGGTCATTAGGACCCTGCAAACCACCTTCTCTACCCAGTTCCGTGCCGCTTATGGCGACGCGGCTCCGGCGTGGAACAACTTTGCGACCATGGTGCCCAGCAGCACCCGCCAGAACAACTACGGCTGGATGGCGCGCATCCCTTCGATGCGTGAGTGGCTCGGACCAAGGGTCATCGCCAACCTGTCGAGCTACTCATACGAGCTAGCCAACAAGACCTACGAGCTGACGATCGGCGTAGACCGGAACGACATCGAGGACGACAACCTCGGCGTCTACTCGCCACTATTCGCCGAGATGGGCCGACAGGCTGCCATGTGGCCCGACGATCTAAGCATCGACGCGCTCGAAGGCGGAACGGTCGAAACGTCGTTTGACGGCGTGCCGTTCTTCTCGGCTACTCACCCGAACCTTGACGCGGGTGGCGTCGCCATCTCGAACAACTTCGCCGGCACGGCCCTCACCGCTGCCAACTACGAAGCGGTTCGCTCGTCAATGGCCAGCTACGTCGGCGAGGACGGGAAGCCGCTCGGCGTTCGTCCGAACTTGCTTGTGGTTCCTCCGCAGTTGGAGCGCACCGCGCGCACCATCCTGGAGGCCGAGCTCATCCCGAGCGACGCCGGCACGGCACCGCAAACCAACGTCCTTCGCAACACCGCGACGGTTTTGGTTTTGCCTCGACTATCAAGCGCCACCACGTGGTACTTGATGGACGCGAGCCGAGCCATCAAGCCGCTTGTCTATCAACAGCGCATGGCGCCCGAGCTGGTAAGCAAGACCGCACCCGACGACGATAACACGTTCTGGGATCGCCAATACGTCTACGGCATGAGCGCCCGCGGCGCTGTCGGCTATTCGCTGTGGTTCCTAGCAGCACGAGCCATCGCATAGCATGGTTTACGCATCCATCGACGACCTGAAGGCCGTTGGCCTGCGAGGTAAGGCGCTAGAGGGTATAGACCCTCTGTACCTTGTGCAGCAGCTCGCCAACGCTTCGGGCGTCGTGGATACGTATCTGCCTAGTCACTACAACACACCGCTACCGCTACCGGCGCACCCGTCAATCGTGGAGGCCACGGTGGCCATCGCGGCCTACCGAATCCTTAACTGGCGCGGCTATCGGCCCGGCAGCCATGACGACGAGGTGCGGGCACGCTACCAAGACGCGATGGCGTGGCTTGAGATGCTCAGCAAAGGCAGCGTGAGCCTGCCAGCTGGCAGCGACGGCACGCTTGGCGGCGAGGGCGCGCCACGTGTCACGACGGGCGGCAGCGCCCGCACAGCAGCAGCGCCGACAACGGACGGCGCGGTGCGTGGGTGGTAGCGTGACGATTCAGATCAAAGGCATCAAGCGGCTGCAAGAGCTAGCCGCCAAGTTTCAGCGAGTCGGCGGCAACCTCGACGACGCCACGAAGAGCCTGGCCGAGGTCGCATTCGCTAAGACAAAAAACACGTTTAGCGCATCAACCGACCCCTACGGCCGCGGGTGGAAAAAGCTAAGCCCGGCCTACGCTAAGTGGAAAAAGAACAACGCCCGCGGCGACAAGCCTATCGGCGAGCTTTATACCACGATGTGGAACAAGTTTCGAGACGGCGGCTTAAACGCCGACGCGACATCCTTTACGCTGACTTTTGATGTCGACTATAGCGGATACTTCCACAAGTCCCGGCCGCTGCTGCCGACGAAAAAGGGGCTGCCGAAAAAGTGGATGGTGGAGTTTGACGAAGCCATGCGCTCCTACATTCTGGAGATGACACGGTGAGCCTGGCCGCTGCCATCAAGTGCATCCACGAGCAGACCGACCCGGTCGGCGTGCTCTATATTGGGATCGGCGACGCCGGCAACCGCTCGGCGGTGCCCTACGGCATCGGCCAGCTAAACGCCGAGCTGCACGACAGCGTGCCGCGCGTGGTGTGGGTCCCGACCGGCGGCAGCATGGGCGCACCGAGCAACATCGGAGGCCGCATCGTGGGCAGCACCCGAGACCGCTCTCTTCTGACGCGGGTGCAAGATTGCACCGTGCATTGTTGGGGCTACGATTTCGAGCAAGCTGAGCGGATATGGCTTAATGTCCTAGCAGCCACATGGGCATATGCCGGCGGCTCGGTGGCCTTCGGCTCGCATACGTGGCAAACCCAAGCCGAGGGTGAGGCCGATTATGCTATGCTAGGCCAGCTCGTGACGCAGCAAGTCTCGCTGGAGATGCCGGTGCTTGAGTCGGCTATTGCAGGGATGCCGCTAACCGCCATCACAAGCCAGACCCACGTCGGGATCATTGAGCTAACAAGCGGAGATGAAATAGTATGTTAAAAACTCCCCAACAATGGGCAATGATTCACTGCTTCAAAGTAGGCCCGCGACCCCGTCGCGAGAAGCGGCCCGCGTGGCAGCATGCTTGCGCGGATGCGGTGCACGGCTGGAGCCAGCACGAGCACGACGCGAACGGCCCGATCATGCTATCCGAGGACGATTACCGGGCAGCCATCGCCGCTGTCGAGTCGCAAGCCAGCGACATCCAGCCGCACGAGGCGGCACTTTCGCCTCACTGCAAGCTGCACAAAAAACCCGCCCGGCGTAGCATACGCCGCAAGAAAAAGACCACCGCCAAAAAGGACGATAGCTGATGCCAATCCCCGGCCAGACCTTCACCATTCTAGACCCAGGCTTGGCGCTCAGCCCGCCCGCACCCACAACGCCGCTATTTCTCGGAACGTCCGAGCTAGGCACGGCCAACGCTCTCGTGAGCGTAGCCAATGCGCAGGCAGCGGTTGACGCATTCGGCCAAGGGCCAATCACTGAGGCCCTGTGCTACGCGCTATCGGTGGCCGGTGGCCCGGTGCTGGGCATGAAGCTCGCGACCTCCGTGGCCGCCACCATCGGCGCGGTGACCGTGTCGCGCGTCGGCGCCTCGACTGGCGACATCTCGACCGTGCCGCCAGCCGGCTCGCCGCTCGATGCGTACGAGGTGATCGTTGAGATCACAAGCACGGGCAGCGTCGCCGCGGCTGACTTCAACTTCAAATACAGCCTCGACGATGGGCGCACCTTTAGCGCCGAGCAGGTATGCCCGGCAGGTGGTGCGTTTACTATTCCGAGCAGCGGCTTGACGGTCACTTTTACAGACAACGCCGGCACGCCGTTCTTTGAGAAGGGCGACGCGCACAGCTTCGACTCGACGGCGCCCTATTATGGCACCGGCGAGCTAGCGGCGGCCGTGGCCGTGCTAAACGCTGACCCGACTGAGTGGGCCTTCTTGGTGCTGACTGGCAAGCCGGCCAGCGCTGTCGACGGCGCTACAATGTTCAACGCGCTCGATGTGCACCTTGACACGTTCGAGGCTAGCTTTCGTTTCGTGCGGGCTATGATGGACGCCGGCAACGATACGCCGGCCAACATTGCGGCGGCCTACGCCGCGGTGGAGTCGCGCCGAATCATGGCCGTATTCGGCGACGCCGACACGGCAAGCGCCAAGCCCTTCGATGGGTGGGGCACGCCGAAGCTGTCGGCGCTCGTGCCGGTGGCTGGTCGTGCCGCTGACTCGCTTATCAGCACCGATCTCGGCCGCGTGGCCTCGGGTCGGCTCTCGGGCGTGCTTGAGATTAGCCACGACGAGAACTTTGACGAGCTGCTCGACCAGCACAAGATCGCAACCGTTCGTAGCCACCTTGGGCGCTCCGGTTTCTACGTCACCCGCGGCCGGCTAAAGTCGCCGGTGGGCTCCGACTTTAGCGACTGGCAGCTTGGCCGCATCATGGATGTGGCGTGTCGCGACGTGTTTATCGGGCAGCAAAACTTTCTAAACATTGGCGTGCGCACCACCGGCGCGGGCGCCATCGACGAGCGAGACGCGCGGCGGTTGGAGACTCAGATCGACAGCCGGCTACGCGCTAACCTGACGCAGCCGACAAATGCCGAAGGCACGCCTGGGCAGGTGTCGGCGGTGCGCTACGCCATCGACCGCACAAACAACATCCTGGCAAGCTCGCAGCTAATCTCTGAAGTGGCCGTGCAGCCGCTCGGATATGCTCGGTTTATCTCCACCACAATCGGCTTTGCCCTAATCCCTGAAGGAACCTGATCACATGGCCACGCAGTACCCCCTTGTAAACGGCACAAAGTTTGACTGGGCCAGTATCGAGATCGACCTAAACGGGACGATCTTTACCGGCTGCACCGAGCTAGCCTACAAACAAACCCGAGAGATCGGCGACGTCTACGGCACCGGAGCCGAGAAGCTAGCGCGCACCCTTGGCCAACTAAACGCCGAGGGCTCGCTAACAATGTACCGCCGCGACTTTCAAGACTTCATCAACCTGCTGACCAGCAACGGGCAGACCGGCTACCTGGACACCGAGTTTGACATCACGGTCAGCTATAGCTCGCCCAACGGTGACGGCATCTTGACCGACCGTTGCATCAGCTGCGTCATCCTTGAGCCCGACATCTCGGGCAGCCAAGGAACCGACCCGCTCAGCGTGACCTGCTCGCTTGACGTTTTGCGGGTAGAACTCGATGGCATTTTGCCCATCACAAACATGCTTGTTTGATAGACAACAACAACGGCTTAAAAGGAGACGGTAAGCCATGGATGAACATGAAGAGAATTTGCAGCAACTAGAAACCGAGCACGGCGAGATCAAGGTCTTCAGGACCCCCGCTGGGCCGTTCGCTATTCGGCGGCCAAAGGCGCAAGAGTATCAGCGGATGGTCGACAAGGTGACCGGAGACGGCTCGAAGTTTACCGCACAGAAAGAGTTTGTGCGGTCGGTTTGCGTCTACCCGCTTGAGAAGAAAGAGGCCGCGGCGCTGCTCGATACCTACCCCGGCTTGGCATCGGTGGCCGCTAGTGAGGCGACCGACATGGCCGGCGCTAGCTTCGAGGCCGAAACCCGAAAAGGGTAGAACGCTGGCACGCGAATAGGCGCTCGCCGCTGCTCGCCGCGCGCGCTTTGCTGGCGTTTCAGTATCGAGAGCACAACGACGACAACACACCCACCGAGCTAGCCATTGACGGCAGCATACTCCACGCCGAGATCCACGACATCTGGCGAGCCTTCGCCAAAGCCCTCCTGAAGTAAACCATGGCCGACGCAGTATCACTCACCGTTCAAATGGTCGACAAGGTCACCGGCCCGGCTAACAAAGCGGCGGCAAGCGTCAACAAGCTGACCGGCCAGGTTCACAAATTCAACAAAGCCGGCAAGCTCATCGACGCAAATACCGGCAAGTTTCTAAAGCTCAAAGGGACGATCGGCGACGCTTCCATGGGCCTCGACGACATCGACGCGCGGTCCAAGGACGTCACCGGAAGCATCGGGTCCCTCGTCAAAAAAGCGCTGGCCATGCAGGGCGTCGTCGCTGTCTTCGGCGCTGTCAAGGCTGCCATCACCGGCGTGATTCGTGGCGTATTTCGTTTTGGTATGGCGCTCGGCAAGACCGCCATCATGGCCGAGGCGCTGGAGTTTGGAATTGCCAAGTTTTTGAAGTCGGCAAGCGCCGGCAAAAAGGCATTTAAAGAGCTGCTCGACATAAGCAACAAAACCGGCATAAGCATCGAGAACGCCGCCACGACGTTTCGCGGCTTTATTAGCGCCGGCATCAAGGGCGGGATCCCGGCCGCGAAAGAAATGGTTCGCTTCCGCGCCGACCTCGAAGCGCTCGCGACGACACCGCAAGAAATCGAGCGAGTGCAGAACGCATTTGTTCAGCTGGAAAAAGCCATTGTCACGGGCCGGTTTGAGGCGGATGGGTTTAACAGTGTTTTGGCCGGTATACCGGGCGCGGATAAACTCAAGGTGATCCGGCGCGTGGCTAAAATCACCGGCCGAAGTTTTGAAGATCTAAATAAAGACATCACGAAGCTACCGTTAAACGCGACGATTCAAGCCTTTAAAGAGCTATTCAAAGAGGGCGTCAACATCAAAAAGCTCGGCCAGCTAGCCGAACAAAAGCAATTCGAGACATTCGGCGGCGCCGTCAAGGCGCTGCAAAACCGATTTAGGAACCTGGCATTTGAGATC